GTTTACGCAATTCATGTTGCAAATGAGGGCAAAAGAAGTCCATTTGAAAGGTTTAAATTTAAATATTTAGGTGGTAAGGCAGGAGTGCCTGATATATTAATATTTAGGTCAAATGGCCGTAAAAATGGTCTTGCCATTGAATTAAAAGTTGGATATAATAAACCAACTGATAGTCAAAAAGAATCGTTAGAAAAATTAAGAAAAGAAAATTGGGAATGTCATTGGACAAATGACTATGATAAAACTATTGAAATTATAGACAAATATTTATCTCTACCCAATGATACAAACACTTAAAATGGTTTATTGGTCAGAATCAAAACAAAGGATTCGTTTTACTGAAATACATAATTTTGAGGATTCTGAAAATTATGAATACATTGGTTCTTTAACAAGAGTTGAGTTTGATCTACTTATTGAAGCATTATTTATAAAGTTTGAAGATGAAGAAATATGCTTAGAAGATGTTCAACTTATGTATGACAGATTGAGAAGATTTTGTAATGAGATAAAAAATATTACGACAAACCTATAAATATAAATGAAAAAAAGCTATTATGCTATCATACCTGCATTTGTCAGATATGACACCAATTTGACTGCCAATGCTAAATTAATGTATGGTGAAATAACTGCACTTTGTAATGAAAAAGGTTATTGTTTTGCCACTAATAAATATTTTGCAGACCTATATAGTGTTTCTAATGTATCAGTATCTAAGTGGATAAATCAATTAAAAGATTATGGATATATAAAAGTAAAAATGGTTTATAAAGAAAATTCAAAAGAAATAGAATCAAGACAGATGTATATAACAAATTTTAAAGAGGTAGTAAATAATTCTTTGGGGGGTAATATAAAAAACTTAAAGGATAATAAATATATATATAACAATAATAATAAAGTAGAATATAAAGAGAATAAATATTCAGATATGGTTGTTAAATCTTTAGATCCTATTTGTAAATTATTTCCCACTCAAACAAGACCAAAAACAAAGAGTGAAAAAAACACTTGGCTTGATTGTATAGACAAACTTGAAAGATTAGATGGGTATAGTCCAAGAAAAGTTTATTACATAGCTTCTAAAGTTCGTAATGATGAATTTTGGAAAAACAACTTTTTATCAATACTAAAACTTCGTAAAAAAAATAAAGATGGTATAAAATATATAAATCTGTTTGAAGCTAAGTTTGGTAAAAATTTAAAAGAAATGAATTTATGAATAAATCACTTGTAAAAGAATTAAAAATAAAAGCAGAGGGTGTAGCTGAAAAGTTTTCAATAAGTAAAAGAGAGGGAAACTTTAACAATGAAATATTTAAGGTATTAGAGATAATACCAATGTCTGACCATACTGCAACTGTCATCATGAAAAAAAATACTGGTAAAAAAGCAGCATTCTTTTTTTACTATTTAAATAGAGGATTGTCAAAAGGTTGGCATTATTTTGTACCAACTGATTCTCATATTTTAGGTATGCAATCATTTAATTTTTATAAATTAGAAATAGAAAGAAATAATTATAAAGAAAACTTTAATGAAAGATAAATTTTTAAACTTCGGAATAGATATTGGTTTTAAGACAGGTGAATTTCATATAACTTGCATAAAATGTTCGCACAAAAGAAAAAAGAAAACAGAGAAATGTTTGTCAATAAACGAACCAAAAGGTTTATTTAATTGCCATCATTGTGGTTGGAGTGGTAATGTAAATCTTCAACAAAAAAAAGAATATGTAAGACCACTTGAAATAAAAACAGACCTTTCTGAAAAAACACTAAGGTGGTTTGCAAAAAGAGGTATATCTGAAACCACTATAGTAAACTGGAAAATTAGTGAATCAGTAGAGTACTTTCCACAAGTTAAAAAGGAAAGAATTGCAATTAATTTTAATTACTATCGTGAGGGCAATCTAATAAATGTAAAATATCGTGATGGTCAAAAGAATTTTAAATTATTCAAAGATGCTGAACTTATCTTTTATGGTCTTGACAATGTAAAAACTATGGACAAGATCTACATTGTAGAGGGTGAAATAGATGCTTTATCACTACATGAAGCAGGTCTTTATAGTGTTTGTTCAGTACCTAATGGTGCATCAAAGGGTTCACAAAGATTAGAGTACCTTGATAACTGTTGGGAATACTTTGTTGATAAAAAGGAGATTGTTCTTTGCACTGATAATGACCAAGCAGGATTATCTTTGAGAAACGAACTTGCAAGAAGATTTGGTCAAGGTAGATGTAAATATGTAGAATTTGGCGATTATAAAGATGCAAACGACATATTAGTTAGTAAAGGTGCAAGTGAACTTAGAGAAGTTGTAAATCAAGCTAAAAACTTTCCGATAGAGGGTGTATTAAATATTAACGATATTTGGGATAGTGTTCTTAACTACAACGAAAATGGAATCAAGAATTATAGTGTGCGACTTGGCGACAGTAATAGATATTTTAACATTAGTTTCGGACAATGGAGTGTTATTACAGGAATACCAAATTCAGGCAAGTCAGATGTCTGCGACCAAATATGCACTAATCTTGCATTATCCGAAAATTTTAGAATAGCAATTTTTTCACCTGAAAGTTTTCCATACGAAGCTCATATAAAACGACTTGCAAATAAGATAAATGAAAAAGAGTGTAACACAGAAGATCTTAACAAAACAAAAGATTTTATAGAAGAACACTTTTACTTTGTAAAAATAGATTTAGAGAATCTTACACTCAAAGGTATATTAGATGCTTTTAGGCAACTTGTTTTCCAAAAAGGTGTCAATGTTTGTGTGATTGACCCATATAATATGTTAGACCATTCAGCTCAAAAAGATTTTACTTATGTAGGTAAACTTCTTTCAGAGATTACACAATTTTGCCAACAAACAAACACCCACTTATTTTTAGTAGCACACCCAAGAAAGATGGAAAGTGTTGAGGGTAAATATAGAGTACCCAACCCTTATGATATTTCCCAGTCAAGCGATTTCTTTAATAAAGCATATAATTGTATTACAGTTTATAGGAATCTTGGACAAAAAACAATATATGGAAGTGATAGTGTGCAGATATATGTACAAAAGGTTAAGACAAAAGAGAATGGTATTCAAGGCGATTTTATGATTGCACCAGATTTTAAAAATGGTGGTGTTTATAAAGCAGTTGATAAAGATAAACAAAGGTTTGAGGTAATAAGAGATAACATTCCTTTTTAATGAAAATAAACTTACTTGATTTATTTAGTGGTATTGGTGGTTTTCATTTAGGTTTAAGCCAAGCAGGTTTTAAGGTAAATTCTTACTACTCTGAAATAGATAAATATGCAATAAAAACTTATAATTATAATTTTAAAAATAGTACTTATGTCGGATCAGTTACAAATATTCAACGAGAAAGATTACCCAAAAGAATACACGGTATCACTTTTGGAAGTCCTTGCCAAGATTTTAGCCTTGCAGGAAAAAGAAAAGGTCTTGATGGAGATAGAAGTTCCCTTATTGGCGAAGCAATTAATCTCATTAGCCAACTCAAACCAGATTTTTTTATCTGGGAAAATGTTAAAGGAACATTCTCCTCAAACAATGGCGAGGACTTTTGGGCAATTATCAAAGCCTTTACCGACATTGGGGGTTATCGACTTGAATGGCAACTGCTTAATACAAGTTGGTTTCTCCCCCAAAATAGAGAGAGAATCTACCTTGTCGGATATACTCCAAACAAAAGTAGAGGACAAATATTTCCTATCACAAAAGTTTTGGAATTGGGTAAATATTCACTCACAAAAACGAGGAAACACAATAAGATTGCACGAGCATTAATGGGAGCTGATGATAACTATATAAAAGTTAATTCAAATACTAAAAAAGGCTATGAAATAGCAAATCCTGGAGATAGTATTAGTTATTCAAATCCAAATTCAAAAACTCGTAGAGGTAGAGTAGGTAAACAACAATCACAAACTTTAGACACAAGTTGTAATCAAGCTGTTTATAATAATGAAAATGTAAGAAGATTAACACCAATAGAATGTGAAAGATTACAAGGATTTCCTGATAATTGGACACTTGCAAAAGATAACTCTGATACTCAAAGATATAAGATGATAGGAAATGCAGTTACAGTAGATGTCGTAAAAGCAGTTGGAGAAAGAATTATAAAAACATTATACTAACTTTGTTTAATGTTTGATATTGATATAGCAGTTATGAGGGGTTTTGGTGTAGGTTTTAACTACACAAATGAAGATATTGAGGGTGTAGAAACCAT